CAACCTCTGGGGCACCACGCCGCCGCGAACCGGTCGCGGCCGGGTCGTCCGCGTCGTGCGCGGCCGTTACGACGCCGCCAGCACGTCCGACGACAACCGCCGACACTGGGCCAACGCCGACGGGTTGTCCGCCAACCAGGCCAACAGCGCCGAGGTCCGGCGGGTGCTCCGCAACCGTGCCCGCTACGAGGTCGCCAACAACAGCTACGCCAAGGGGATCGTCCTCACGCTGGCCAACGACGTGGTCGGCACCGGCCCCCGCCTGCAACTCCTCACCGATGACGGCGAGGCCAACACCCGCATCGAGCACGAGTTCACCGCCTGGGCCAAGGCGATCAGTCTGCCGGAGAAGCTCCGCACTCTCCGCATGGCGCGGGCCACCGATGGCGAAGCCTTCGCCGTGTTGACCAGCAATCCGCGTCTTACCACGCCAGTGCAGCTCGACCTGCGGCTGGTTGAGGCCGACCGGGTCTGCACCTCCGATGCCAGCGCGATTGCGACCAACGCCGTGGACGGCATCGTCTTCGACGCGGCGGGCAACCCGGTCGAGTACCACGTCCTCAAGGACCACCCCGGCGACGGCTACCATGCGGTCCGCGACTACGACCGCGTGCCGGCCGAGGCAGTGCTGCACTGGTTCCGCTGTGACCGGCCGGGCCAGGCGCGGGGCGTCCCCGACATCCTGCCGGCCCTGCCGCTGTTCGCCCAACTGCGGCGGTTCACTCTCGCCGTGATCGCCGCTGCTGAGACCGCCGCCGACTTCGCGGGCATCCTCTACACCGACGCGCCGGCCAGCGGCGAAGCGGACGCGGCCGAACCGTTCGAGCCGATCGAGTTGGAGAAGCGGGCGCTAGTCACCATGCCTGGCGGCTGGAAAATGTCGCAGCTACAAGCGGAGCAACCTTCGACCGGATACGCCGAGTTCAAGCACGAGATCCTGAACGAAATCGCCCGCTGCCTGAACATGCCGTTCAACGTCGCGGCGGGCAACAGCAGCGGCTACAACTACGCCTCCGGCCGGCTCGACCATCAGACGTACTTCAAAGCGATTCGGGTCGAGCAAGTTCACCTCGAAGCCGTTGTCCTCGACCGCATTCTCGCCGCCTGGTTCGACGAGGCCGCATTGATTCCGGGCCTTTTGCCCGCCGGCCTCGGCCCCATCGGCGATTGGCCGCACCAGTGGTTCTGGGACGGGCACGAACACGTTGACCCCGCCAAGGAAGCCAACGCCCAGGCCACCCGCCTGGCCAACTTGACCACCACGCTTGCCGACGAGTACGCCCGTCGCGGCCTCGACTGGGAAGCCCAGCTGCGGCAGCGCGCCAAGGAACTGGCCCTCGTCACCGCGCTCGGGCTGACCCCGGCGCAAGCCCCACCGACCACGAACCCCGAAGAGGAGCCCGACGATGCCGTCGCCACGCCGGACGACTGACGATATCCCGCCGCGTCAACTGCGGCTGGAGGCCCCGACCACCCTCGACCTGGAAGCCGCCGGCGAGGGCGGGGCGACCCTGCCGCGCTTCCGCATGGTCGCCTACACCGGGACGCCGATGCGGGTCGCCGGCTGGCGGCACCCGGTGGTCATCGACTTGGCCGGGCTGTCGATCCCCTCGCAGTCCCGACCGATCCGCTTCGGGCACGACCCGCTCTCCGGCGTCGGCCACACCGACGCGGTGCGGGTCGAGGACGGGCAGCTGGTCGCCACCGGTCTCGTCTCCCGCGACACCCCGGCGGCCCGCGAGGTCGTGACCTCGGCCCGCAACGGCTTCCCGTGGCAGGCGTCGGTCGGGGCCGGCGTCGAGGAGTTCGAGTTCGTCAAGGAGAGCCAGCAGGTGCTGGTCAACGGCCGCACCTTCACCGGCCCGCTCAACGTCGTCCGCAAGGCCACGCTCGGCGAGATCAGCTTCGTCGACCTCGGGGCCGACGGCCGCACCTCGGCCAGCGTGGCGGCCCACCAGATCGACGGGGAACCGGCCGAATCGAGGGAGTCCGTTCCGGAGCCGAACACCCCGGAGCCGCCGGCACCCCCGCCGCCGAGTCCCGCCCTCCCGGGCGTGACCGCCGCTGATGTGCGGGCGCAGGCGCTGGCCGAGACCGCCCGGATCACGACGGTGCGCCGGATCTGCGCCGGGCGGTTCCCCGAGATCGAGGCCCAGGCGATCCGCGACGGCTGGGACGCGACCCGCACGGAACTCGAGGTCCTGCGGGCGACCCGGCCCCGGTCGCCGGCCCCGCACGGGGGCGACGCGCCGGTGACCGGCACCGTCCTCGAAGCCGCGTGCCTCTTGACCGCGAAGTTCGAGGGCGTGGAACGGGCCTACGACTCGCAGACGCTCGATCTGGCCGCCCGCCGGTTCCGCAGCGGGATCGGGCTCCAGGAACTCTTGCTCGAAGCCGCCTGGGCCAACGGCTACACGGGCCGCAACTTCCGCGACCAGCGCACGGTCCTCCGGTACGCCTTCGGCCGCGGGATCGAGGCCGGGTTCTCGACCGTGGACATTGGCGGCATCCTCTCGAACGTCGCCAACAAGTTCCTGCTCGACGGCTTCTTCTCGGTCGAGCGGACGTGGCGGAACGTCTGCGCCGTCCGCAACGTCAGCGACTTCAAGACGGTGACGAGCTACCGGCTGGTCGGCAAGGACCAGTACGAGAAGGTGCCTGCGGGCGGGGAACTCAAGCACGGCACGCTGGGCAACGAGACGTACTCGAACCGGGCCGACACCTACGGCCTCATGCTGTCGATCGACCGCCGGGACGTGATCAACGACGACCTCGGCGCGATCACCACCGTGCCGCGGAAGCTCGGCCGCGGGTCGGGGCTGAAGATCAACGACGTGTTCTGGACGGCGTTCCTGGACCACGCCGCGTTCTTCACCGCCGGGGCGGGGAACTTCATCTCCGGGGCGACGACCGCGCTCGGGATCGACGGGCTGACCGCCGGCGAGGTCGCGTTCCTCGACCAGGTGGACGGGGACGGCAAGCCGGTCGGCGTCATGCCGGCGATCCTCCTCGTCCCGACCGCACTCGCGGTCACGGGGTCGCAACTCTACAAGTCGCTGGAGCTGCGGGACAACACGGCCAACGCCAAGTTCCCGGTGGCCAACCCGCACCAGGGGAAGTTCCGGGTCGAGGTGAGCCGCTACCTGGGCAACGCCAAGTACCCGGGCTTCTCGGCGAAGGCGTGGTACCTCCTGGCCGAGCCGACCGACCTGCCGGTGATCGAGGTGGCGTTCCTGAACGGCCAGGAGGCCCCGACCATCGAGACGGCCGAGGCCGACTTCAACGTCCTGGGTGTGCAGATGCGCGGCTTCCACGACTTCGGCGTTGCCCTGCAGGACCCGCGCGGCGGCGTGAAGAGCAAGGGGGAAAGTTGAGGCGAAGCCGACTGGTATCGACGTCGGGCGAGGAGGTTCAGATGTGGAAGAGAACGACTTGGCGACAAGCGAAGAATGGCGGCCGGTCCCCGGTGCGGAAGGGTGGTACAGCGTCAGCAACCTGGGGCGCGTGCGGAGCGAACCGGCGACCGGATGGCGGCCCGGCAAACAGCGTGGTCGGGTGTTGTGCCTGAGCCGGGACTGCAAGGGCTACTTGATGTTCAAGCTGTGCTTGCCCGGCATGCCTCCACGGACCGTCAAGGCCCACCGAGTAGTGGCCTGGGCCTTCCTCGGTGCGGCCCCGGCCGGGATGCAGGTCAACCACAAGAACGGCGACAAGGCCGACAACCGCGTGGAGAACCTGGAATACGTGTCGTGCCAGGAGAACATCCGCCACTGCTGGGACACCGGTCTCCACGGGATCGATCACTGTCGCGGCGAGGCCAACCGCCAGGCCAAGCTCACCGAGAACGCGGTGCGATTCATCCGGGAGGCTCATCCGCGGGTCAGTCTCGGGCACCTGGCGACGATGCTGGGAGTGACCAAGCAAGCCGTCGCAATGGTGGTGAAGCGGCGGACCTGGAAACACGTGTGATCCCCACTCGGAGGCAGACATGGCGCAGGTGATCTTCATCCACGACGGCGACAGCATCGACCACGACCCGGTGGCCGACGTGGTGGCCGGCGACGTGGTCGTGCAGGGCGAACTGGTCGGCGTCGCCAAGCTCGACATCAAGGCCGGCAAGCTCGGGGCGCTGGCCGTCGTCGGCGTGTTCGACTTCCCGGTCGCGTCGCTGACCGGTTGGGCGGTGG